TTCTGATTTAGGGTGTAATGTTGGTATACTTGCTGAAAAATCAATTTATAAGCGATTGCATTGTCATGTTACATCCAAGTATTTGAATATGGAGCAACAGAGTGCTGAAAATATTGACACGTCTTTGAAAGACTTCTTTTATTTTGGTCGCGATAAATATGATGAGATGCTATGTAAGTTGAAGGAGGTAGCTACACGTGCAGATATTGATCTTATGTGTCGTGGTTTTGTAGATTATGATGAACGTGTAGTGGCTTGGAAGGAGAAATATACTCCTCAGAAAATTCCCCCGAAGTCCATCGGGGGTCCTTAGGTAAAGTTGAAACGGACACTGTATATATGGTTACCAATTTTATAAATGTTTGTGATTTGGTGTATATTTAATGTAAATTAGGCTTTGTACAGTTAGCATGGCCCTCGTGTCGTACTCCTATTTAGGAGAGTTAGTTAGCTACTAACAACACACCAGTCGTCTGCATTCCTTGAGTCAGGAGTGCGAGTACTATTCGACTTGCCACATATAACAAAATAAGAGAGGTGTTGTTCCTACCCCAAAGTGGAACCATTCAGGTTGGTGAGACATCATCCACCTCCCAGAATGTAATGTTTGATGATGAATATAATCCATTTTTGCACACGTCGTCTGTTCCGTATGACAGCGTGCGTACATTATTGGATTCCGACCAGGCTGATTTGAATAATTTCTTTTCTAGGCCTATTAAAATAGCACATTATTCGTGGGCTGTTGGTTCTCCTATTGCAGAAACAATTAATCCATGGGACGAATATTTTTCAAATAGACGTGTGTCTAACCGTTTAAATAATTATAAACTGTTCCGTGGAAAGATGTGTGTAAAGATAGTTGTTAATGGTAATAGTTTCTACTATGGTAGAGCTATGTTGTCATATTTACCAAGATCCCCCGTAGATGGGTTTACTACCAGTTTCCATCCCACGACTTTTTCACAGTGGCCCAAAGTTTTTGTTGATCCATGTTCTAGTGCAGGAG